CCCCTATATTTTTTACTCTGTCAAAAATATTATTTCCTTGCATTTTTTGCCAAATGCTTGTATAATAAAAGCCAGTAAAAATAACTATAAATAATAGTAATAAAAAATATAATGATGTTTGGGATATTCCATTAAAAGTGAATATCCCTTTTATTTTAGGAAATTAGACAACCTTTTTATTTTGCTAAAAGGGGTAAAAAAAGGGCAGAATAAAATTTTTAAATTTTGTTCAAAATATCTATCATTCTTTTATTTTCTTCTTCATACAAGTGAGCATAGGTATTTAATGTCATTTTGATGTCCTCGTGTCCAAGCCTTTTGGAAATGGCTAAAATATTTACACCTTTCTGTATTAAGAAACTTGCGTGAGAATGCCTTAAATCGTGCATTCTTATTTTTTTTACTTTGGATAGTTCTATATATTCAAGAAACCTTTTTCTAGCATATCCTCTTCCAAAATCAAATAATCTTTGACTGTTTGCTGGCTTATAAATTCTATTTATTTGTTTTTTTAATAATTCAAGTGTTTTATCTGTAAGTGCAATTTTACGAATGCTGCTTTCTGTTTTCGTCTTTGTTATAATATCTCCATTAAAACTCCTTGAAACTGTTTTATTAATATTTAATTTCTTATTTTCAAAGTCTATATCTTTAATATTCAAAGCTATTGCTTCGCCAACTCTCATACCTGTCCAGAATAGCAGTGAAAAAAACACGACATCCTGTATATCCTCTATAACTGATATAAACTTTTGAAATTCTTCCAAACTCCAAATAGAAAATTCCTTAGTATTTTTTCTTGAACCAATGGTTTTTACTTTAGACATAGGATTAGATTCAAGATTGTAATATTTTACTGCAAAATTAAATACACATTTCGCTTGGCTTTCAATAATTCTAAGAGTGTTTTTTGAAAGTTTTTTTCTTAGAAGTTCATTTTGAAAGTTCCTGATATGGTTTGTATTTATCTCATTCATTAAAATGTTTCCGAAAATAGGCAGTATATAATTATTCATTAACTGTATTTTTCTAATAATTGTACTGTCTTTTACTTTTAGTCTGCAATCTTCCAAGTAAATTTCCCACATAGCTTTAAATGTTATATTTGAATTTGAAGCAAGTTTATTTAAAAATTCTTGTTCCCACAATACTGCTTCTTTTTTTGTATTAAAACCACCTTTTCTTTTTCTAATTGCTTTTCCTGTTGAATCAACCGCTCTTATTTCGACTTTCCATTTTTTGTCATTTTTTTCTTTATAAACGGACATACAAATACCTCCTAAGCAATTTTATAACGTTCGTTAAAATATTCAATCGCCACTTTTCCGCGTTGCACACGTATTCCTTTTTGTTTTAATTCCTCGTTTAACTCCCTAATCACCTTGTACGCTTGACTTAAACTTACTTCCAATATTTTCGTAATATCTTTGGCATTATAAAAATATTTTTTTATCTTCATTATCCCTCCACTCTGTTATATCAAAGTAATTTGATACAACACAATCTTTCAAAATGTGTTTAGCAGTTTCTTCAAATGTTGGACTGCTAAAACTTTCATTTTCTATTTCTTCTCTATCAATATAAACTTTTGCTATATATCTTGTTTCATTTTCAATTTTGACTTTGTGTATTTTGGCATATTTTATCATTGATCCATTCTTTTCCAATCCTCAACTTCCTCTTCTGTTTCGAGAACTTGAAAACCTGTTTCTATAGCATTCCATAACCAAGCGTCGAATTCTTTTTCTAACTTTTCTTCATCATTTATTATTGCTTCTGCCTCTTTTTCTGTATAACCGTAATCATCGACTAAATCAACAACTTTGGCATTTGTACAGAAAGCATTCGCATTGCTGTTCACATAAAATCCTACCTTGTATTTACTCATTTGTTTTCCTCCAATAGTTCAGAATTTTCATAAATGTTTCCGATGATTTCAAAATCATCGTCAGTAAATCCGTGATGAAAAATATAAACATAATCTTCTTTATCAATTAAATTAGCAATAAAAGCACCTTTTTTAAATCCAACAACTGTTTTATACCAAGTTGATGTTTCATCTAGTTTAATTAATACAATATCTCCCTCATAAATTTCTTTGCCATTTTTATCTTTAAGTCCTGTGTATTGTAACAGTTCAAATTGTTTGAAATCCACGTTTAAAAGTTTTATTGTTCCGTTTGACAAAGCTGCTTTCTTTTCTTCAAAATCTATGCTTGCAATTTCAAACATTTCTTTTCTTTCTTTATGATACGCTCTAAATTTTGTTTCTCTCATTGTTAGTCCTCCCATTTTCCCAAATTTAAGTTAAGTCTAAAAAACCTTATCTCTGAATCATCTTTGAGTTCAAGAAATATGATAGGTTCTAAAATCTCTAATCCACCCATTATTATTCTTTTAGTTTCTACCCTAACACCTTTTAAGTTTTCTTTTAAATATTTTTCTGCATTTTCTCTTTCCATTTTAATCCTCCTGTTTTATTACAAGTACCTTTTTTATTTTATTTTTAAGTTGTAATATTCTTCTTTTTTAAAATCTCCAAACACTTCTTGGAATGTTTTTTTATTAATACTCACTTCACTTATCTGTAATTTTTCTTTTAGACTGTCAGGAAGTTGTGAGTATTCCTCAAAACTAAGCTGGAATGGCTTAAATTTATATATTTGATATTCACTAGGCACTTCTTCCGGATTTGGTTTTACTTCACGGGTACTTTTTCTTAAAAAAATTATTCTTCCACTTTCTGTCTGTACCCCGTTTGATTGTCCTGTTTCAATACCGCAACTTCGCATTGTTTCAGCAACGTTTTTTGAAAATCTATCAAACCCTTTTGAATAAAATTGTTTCAAATTTTTCAATCTTTCAATTTCTCTGTCGATTGCTCCGACAATTTTGTTTGCTCCAGTCCCTTGTCCTAAATAATTTATAAATTTATTATAAATTTGGACAATCGTATCTCCTTCGTTCTCGATTTCTACTGCCAACATCTCTCTTGTATCTTTTAATGTCTGCTCGTCAATTTCGTCTTCTAAAAATACTCTTTCAATATTTTTTCCTGCTGCACTCAACGGATATAAATTTAATTCTCTGCTCATTTTATTCTCTCCTATCTCTATTTTTATAATTTATAATTTTTTATTTATTTCTGTAATTGCTATCAAAAAGGAAAACTTTCGTCCTCATCAGAATCATAATGATTTCTGTTACCATTTTGACTGTTGCCACTGTTTTTGCTGTCAATAAATTCAAAAGTGTTTGCCAAAACTCTTGTAAATTTCCTCTTTTCTCCGTTCTGTTCATAACTGTTTACGCTTAAACGTCCTTGTATTAATATTCTGTTGCCTTTCCTAAAATATTCTGCTATATTCTCAGCCGTCTTTTCCCAAGCCACACAATCAATAAATTCAGCTTCATCTTTTGTTTTCTGTACAGCTAATGTAAAAGTTGTGTATGCTTTTCCTCCTGAAGTGTATTTTAGTTCAGGATCTCTTGTCATTCTCCCCATAAGTATTGCTATGTTCATAGTTTATGCTTCTTTCTTTTGTTCAATATTGTCTTTAATAGATGTTGCTAGTTCTTCAAGTTTTTCATAAGTAAGTTCCTCAATATTCTTAACTGAATTTTCCAATTTGAACTTATCTATTTTCATTTTAAAATCTGTATAATGTTCATTTATATATTTTATGAATCGTGCTTTCTTTTCTTCTTTTGTCAAAGTTTTTTTAGGCCTTGCTTGTTGTTTCTGATTATTTTTTTCTTCGTGCCTATTTATTGCATCGTTATCTTTTTCGTTATCAATAGTAAATACTCCGCACATTAAATATTTTCTTGCATAGCTTATTGATACTCCTGTTGTTTGTGTCAAATCATTACCATTTTTAGGTTTTGCTACAATAACGTCAGTACTTTTCGTAATTTTTTCAGCAGGATTTTCTACATCTATAATTTCGATTGTGCTTGTTAAAATTTCTCTTTCATTTTCAATCCGTATTTTTTCATCAAATAGCAGAATTAATTTATCTTCTTTCAAAAACGGTTTCAAAGCATTATAAATATCTTCTGCTGAACGGTAATTATATTTACCAAATTCATTTCTGTTGTCCTTTGTTGCTTTCAATTCGACCTGTATCTTATTTATTTTTTCGTAAATGTTCACTGTTCTTTTCCTCCTATTTTCCTTTCATCTCTTTAATCATTCTAGGACACCACCACAGCAGCATAGCCATTAAAAATGGAAATGCCACATTGCCTCCAATTATCCAATGTCCTTTAGTTTCAATTGTTACAATCTGCATTAGGGCAGTTGCCATAATTAGAATTATCCATTTTATCATATCCTTTGTTGTCATCAATGCTATTTTCCTCCAGTTCCTTGATTTCCTCTTGTTCCATTTCTTTTTCCAGTTGCTCTCTTATTGTCATTATTCCTCCTAAATATATTTTCTAATTTCTTCAATGATGTTATCGTAATATCTGAAACTTTCTACTTGTTTATTGCTATATTTTGCTTTATCGTAAGCCTAAAAGCCGAATTCCTCTGTCTTTAAATTATGTTTTTTAGCTATACTTCCGACTTTTGCTGATGTAATTCCTAACTTGTTTCCAACTTCTGTTGCTGTATAGCTTTTCTTTTTAACAGCTGGAAGTTCCAAAATCGGTTCATCATAAAGGGCATTTGCACTATATATTTCCAAAGTTTGTTTATATTTGTCATTTGAAATATTTTGAGATAATTCTTTTAGAATTTTACTTTTTTCTAGTCTGATCTTATCTTTTTCAATATCTATCAAATCGCTTTCAAATATATCTTCTTTAGTTTTAACAGTTTCTTTTTTCGTTACTTTTTCAATCAATTTATACCTGACATCAGCACTATATCTTGCTCCCAGTTGTAATATTCCTTGTATATTTGCGATAAACATTGGTCTATTTTGATTGTTTTTGTCTTTGTATTCGCCGCCCTGAAAAATTAGTGCGGCTCTTTCTTCACCTAATTTCTTAATTTCATCTCGTATATCTGCCAAAATATTATAATGTTCCTTACCTGTAATTTCTGCAATTTCCAATGATGTCATTGTTCCTTTTGATTCTAATAATTGCAATTCGTTCATTTTGCCTCCTAATTTTTTTATATTCCCAGCCAGCAATATTTGATTTGCCCAAATGCTTTTTGATAAGCTCTTTTGTTACTCTTGACGTGCTTTGTGATACTGACTAAAAATATTGTTTGTATTAACTTAATTGTGCCATCTATAATAGTTAAAAATTAAATAAATATTAGAAAAGAAGACTCATTATGACAGTTCTGCATATTCTAGTAGCTATGCCTTGTGAAAAAATATGCAGTGGCATAGATGGCACGATTAAACTAATACTTTTTTCTTGACTTTTTAAAAAAAATAATGTAAAATCATATAATAAAGAGATTAAAAAACGTTTTCTTGTTCTCTTTGCTAGCAACTTGCTTAAATCGGTTTTGGCTAAACCGTTTCATATCTGTTGTTTAATAAGTTCTGGCTATCAAAAGATAGTCAGTTTTTTTGTTGAAAAAAGATTGAATTAATGTTATACTTATTTCAGTTCTCTGCCCAGAGAAAAACTTATAATTTAACAACAGATGTGAAAGGGGGTGTAACCTCCTATGGGAAGAGACAAAAAAGGTCTGTATATCCTTAGAGCTTCTTATACCAAAAATGGCGTAACATATTATGCCAAAGATTATGGTAAGAAGTGCTTTAAAATTTACGTAGATAAATAACAAATTCTAAGGGTAGAGGACGTATTTTAAGAGTCGCCTAGCCAACGGCTCTTTTTTTATTGCTTCCCACTTGCTATTTAATTTTTATTGTCCTAAGATAACTAATATCTTATCCAAACTCACTAACTATCGTTAATGAGCTTGTTAAAACATCAATCCTTTTATTTTTTAAATAATCTCTTGATTCTGTTTTTTAATTTTTTGTCCTCTTTTTCTCTCAAAGCCTTTTTGTTGTTTTCGTTTACCATTTCTAATACTTCAAATTTCATTGTTGTTATCTCCTTTATTTTTTAAAATTTTTAAATTCATATTTTTTTCCAAAATATAATCTATAAGATTATAAGTTTCATTTACCGTTGACTTGCACCTTTTAGAAATTGTTAAAACCTCGAATCCGCTTATTCCTTTTCTTAACTCCGTTTTTGTGAGTTTCAAGTCGCTTACGGCTTTTGCAAGTTCGCGCATCTTGTCCATTACATTTCTCCTAAATTAAATTATTTTTATACAAAATAGCAGCCATTTCATCACGTATCTTTTCACACTCGACGTAAAACTCTTCCTCTTGCTCATCTGTGTAATCAGGATTTTTCTTTTCCCAGTCTTCCCAAGCCTTTGCACCTTCAATATAGTCTAATACAAGGCTTTCAAATAGTTCAAAGTTAAAGTCTTTTGCCTCGTATCTGTCAACCAGATAGTCGTGAAATTCTTCTAACGAAATACACTTCAATTGATTTTCATACTTTGCTTTAAATTCTTTAAATTCATTTTCTAAATGATTGCAGAAATCGTTGTATTCTTCTATCGCTCTGTCTTCTTCTTCGCATTTTCTAACCCAAGCTAAGTCTCTTGCTCTTTCTGCTCCTTCTGCGAATTTTAATGCTTCACTAAAACTCATTTTTATTCTCTCCTATCGTTTATTTTGTACCTTATTTATTCTACAAATTTATAGTACCATAAATAAGATACAATGTCAATAAAAATTTTTCTTTTTTGAAAAAATATTGTATAATATATTAAATACATTTATGAGAAGGTGATTTTTATGAGCTTTGGGCAAACATTAAAAGAAATTAGAATTGCAAACGGAGATTCACTAAGAGGCTTGGCAGAAAAATCAGGAATTTTTTTTACTTTTATAGATAAAGTTGAAAAAGGGAAAAGCGTGCCTTCCGAAACTATGATTGAAGGTTTATTTAAAGTGTACCCGTTATATAGAAGACGATTGTCAATAGAATATTGCAAAGCTAAATTGCCGAATAGTATCTTGAAAGAATTAAATTTCGATGATATTACTGAAGATTTTTTAGATAACATATTAGGATTAGTAAAAACTTTAGATACGAGTGAGCAAAAGAATATTTTAAATTTGATTATTGAAAAAATTGAATATATGAGTTTTAAAAATGGACATTATGACGAAGTAAAAGAAATGATTAACGAAGCAAAAGATAAAATAAATGAATTATAATATTTTAGATAACGGAGGATTTTTGTGAAAGAGAATAAGGAAAAAGTTTTAGTATTTTATGTAAAAGGCTCCGGGAAAAAGCCTTATAGAGTTGCTTTTTGGAAGGAGGAAAATTCTAGAGATATACATAGTGGCTGTGGTTGCCCCGCAGGCAAAAGAATGCAATATTGCAAACACAGATTTCAACTAATTGAAGGTGATTTGACTAATTTAGATGATTCAACTGAAAATGCAAAAGAAAAACTAGAAATTTTGTATAATTGGCTTGAAGATAGTGATATTGGAGATTTTTTTGAAGAATTTATAATGGCTAAGACTGGTGAAAAAATACAAAATTTAGCGAATAAAGTCAACTTTATATATTCTAAAGATATACTCGAGCGAGTAGAATATAAACATGCAGTTAAAAAAAAATTATACACATTTGATCCGATTGAATTATCCTTGAAAAAATTTTTAAAATTTTTAGAAAATGGATATTTAATAATCGAATCAAAAAATCATTATAACGTTTTTGATGTAAACGATGAGTTTTATTATGGCAGTTTTAAAGGTGATTTTGACTTATCTAAAAATGCTAATCGTTTAAAATTAAATGCTTACACTTGCTCAGAACATTTGATTGAAGCATTTAATTATTTTAACATGATTAATATATCAGAAATTAATCAAAAAATGAAAGAAATTATGAAATAAAATATGTTATAATATGGGAGCTTAAAAATGAGTTTGTTAGACAAGGCTAAAGAAAATTTTGAAATAGCGGAATATGCAGCTCAAAAAGGATATTTTGATACTGCAATTAGTCGATTATATTACAGCAGTTATCAGCGAATTATATATTACAAAGATAATAACATTACAGATGGAAAAGTAGAATTTGAAAATTATAAACTGCAAAATCAATATAATTCTAATACTGAATTTTATGGAAGTCATGATTGGAATATAGCCTTTTTTAAAGATTTTAATAAGAATTGTGGACAGCCTGGATATTTAAGTATTATGGGATATTTACGAGATATGAAAGAATTAAGAAATATAGCGGATTATAAAACTAGAAGATGTTGCATTGATATTGATGAATACAGAATGTTTGAAAATAAAGGAAAAATTATAAATAAATTAATAGATATACTTATTAACATGTAGTAAAAGGAGAATTATGATATGGAAGACATAAAACTAAAAAAAATGAAAGAAATATTATACAGTAATCCGAAATATAAAAATATGAAAATAGACTACAGAATAGAAGAGGGAAATTACTATTTGATATATCATTATCAAAAGAATTTTAATATATTTGATATGGAATTTCATGAACTGATGAGCAAAATTATAGAAGAAGTTTTTTATAAAAATGGAATAACGAATGTAGGACAAAGGGATGTTTTAGAAAGGGAGGTGAAGGAATATTTTCCTGAAAAGAATGAGATTTTAAATTTTTATACCGCATTAGAATTCGAAGAAATTTTAAACACGCTTTCAAAAACTTTTAAAAAAAATATAGCATCAAATTATACAGATACATATTTTGCAATTAATAAATACAATAACATGAAATTAAATAAACGTTCAAAATTAAATAAAACCAAATATAATAAACCTAATATAATTTATAGTAATTTCAGTTAAAGCATGGAGGGAAAATGGATAAAATAATATTAACAAATTATTTTGTGAGCGAAGTTTCGATGAAACATTTAGCAGGCAATCAAGAAAAAAAAGACGGTAAAATAAATTTGAGTGTCGGTTCAAACGAAGAAGTAGGAAAAGTAAAACTAGGAATTGAAATCTCGGATGAATATAAAGAAATAAAAATATCTATTGTTGGTGATTTTGAACTTTTAGATAGTTTAGATAGTCAACAAAAAAAAGAGTTGATGGTTACAGATGGAGCAGAAATGTTATATGAATATGCAAAATCTTATATCGCAAGTATGACTATGTTCGATAAAATTCCTGTGATGGTTAATTTGCCAGATGTTGATTTTAAAAAAATGTATGAAGATAATAACAAAAAATAGTGATACATAATAAATTTAAACAGGGTTAATTTTGGTTTCAAAATATAAAAAAAGATGGAGGAATCAAAATGAAAAAATTATTTGTAATTTTAACATTAGCATTTATTAGCACTAACACATTTGCTGAAACATTGCATTTTAAAAATTGTAAGGAAGCTAGATCGAAAGGCTATAAAAATATCAAAAAGGGTGAGCCTGGATATGCAAGACATTTAGACAGGGACAGAGATGGAATTGCTTGTGAAAGCAGATAAATTTTAATAAAGAGTTATTCAAAGAGTTGGAATAGCTCTTTTTTTTGTAAAAAAAATCTTGACTTAGTAGATTAAATAAGGTACAATTAGTTAGAAAAAATTTTAAATTTAAAGTATACTAAATAGGATACAAAAGGAGGGAATAATGAATACTGGAAATGTGTATGAAATTTTAGATAATGAAATAAGGTTGAAGTATAATTCCAGAGCTGAATTTGGTAGAAAAGTCGGAATGACAAGACAAGGTGTAAAAGTATTTATGGATATTCTAAAAAATAACAACTCTGGAAATAGTTTTAATAAAATCTCAAGAATACTTGAGAAAGCTGGTTACAAAATTGAAATAAAAAAAATTACTTGATAGTCTTGATAATTTTTTTCATTAAATCAAATATTTCATCTATTTTTTTATCATTATTTTCCATAATAATTACTCCTTTCGTTTAAAGATGTAATTATTTTAATAATGATTAAATTACAATTCAAAAGAAAAGGAAGGAGGTGTGAGATGAAAAGATTTTTTAAATTAGGATTACTATTTTCAATAGGGATATTACTTTATTTAAAAGAGCTAATAGCGGCATTGCTGATTTTAAAGCTGACAAATTTTGAGACAGCTTTAATATTTAGCATATCACTATTAGCAAGCACAATTAATTTGAAACACAATAAAAATTTATTTTCTTTTGTTGATAAAATTATCGTCTAAAAAATCAATTATAGTTTTAGAGAATTTATCAAGATAACTTTTTATATTTTCGTCGTCTGTATACTTAGCTATAAATGCTTCGGTAAGACTTTTTATTAAATTTGCATAAGGAATTGGAGCAACATCTAAAATAGTCAAAACAACGCACATAAAAAATATAACAAAAGTTTTATAGGAAACAAAAGTTTCTTTTCCAGCTTCATTTGGATTCGAAGATATTTCATCGTACTCTTTTTCAAATCTGGCGATTTGGTTTTCTGAAAAAGTTTCTTTTATTTCTTTTTCATAAGTTTTAAAAAAACTCCGAAATTGTTCCAACGCTTGTATTTGTTGTTGAGGATTTCTTTGAATATTATCTGCAAAATTTTGATATTGTTTTACAGTATCATAAAAGTTAGGAGTTTGTTGAAGAAATGACGAGATTTCTTTAAGTTGTTTTGCATAAACAGATAAATTTTTTAATTGCTCTAACATATTTTTATCCGGATACATAATTTTACACCTCTTTTCTTGTGTATTTAATTTTATTTGGCGATATTATTATAACTCAAAAGGGGGTAAAAATGAAATAAAGGAGGTGTGAGAAGTGAATGAAAAAATAACAAATTATGTAGCAGAAATTTTAAAGGTGCTGGTTGAGAATAAAGTTCCGAAAAAAGATTTTGAAACAATAATTGAAATTATAAGAAAAGAATACGAAAACTGCGGAGTGATTCAGGAGGATACACAAAAAGAATTTTTTCAAAAATTTCTAGAAAACCAAGAAAAGGGTTAAAAATGAAATGAGGGAGGTACGAGAAGTGGATATTAAAGAAAAAATGAAAAAAAACAAATTAATAGAAATAAAAATTATTGAAATATTAAAAGAAAACAATGTTACTTTAAGAGATTTTGACATAATTTCTAATAGCGTAAAAATGAAATTTGTGGAAGCAGCAACTTTAAAGAATGGAGTTTCGGAAACTGTTAAGAAAAATGAATTAAGAATTGATATGAAGCTGAATACAGAAGAGATTGAAAAATTGATAAAAGAATTTTCCAAAAGAATATCAGGCTCAATTGATATTTTGTAAAAAAACAGAACCTTAAAAGGCTCTGTCTAAAATTATAAAACTTTTTTAACAGCTTTATCAAAAAGTTCTTGCCAAGTGCTTGAAGATGTAAATGTCTTTACATGTTCATTTATTTTTTCGTCAGGGCAATCTTTTAGATTCTGAGTATTGTGAATACCAATATAAGTCAAGAAACCTTCTATATTTTGGAATTTATTGTTAGTTTCGGATTGTATAAACTCAGGTGTAAAAAAGTGGTCAGCAGGAGCATTTACAGAAGTGTTTTTTCTTATATCAACTTCGGTTCCAAGTTTTTCAGAAATTTCTGAATTTATTGCATCGTAAAGCTGTTCTTCAAAATTTTTAGTACTAGATTTGAATTTAATTTTCATATACATATTCCCCCTTTCCTTTGATTATTAGCACTTCGTTTGAAATGTTGCTAACATAGGAAGTATATCACAACAAATTATAAATTTCAAGGAGTAAAAATGTTTAAAAAATTTTTAGAAAAATGTCTAAGATATAAAAATTTATACATTTTAGAAGAAACAGGGAATAGAGAAAGAATTAAAAGAGTTAGTAAAAGGCACGGAAAAGTAACAGGAGCAAGTATATTATTATTTGATTCCAGGACAAAAAGAACGACAGTAAACGAAATATACTTTAACAGTCAGGGATATTTCATAATAAGGGATCAGAAAAGATTGAAACTGGGAAAATTTATTTAACAAAAAAAGCACTCCAAAGAGTGCCAGGAAAAAATATGGAAATCTATATCTTGTGTTTATTATAGCACAAGTTGTTTAAAAACACAAGATGTAGGGAGAGGAAATAAAATGGAAAAGCCAAATTACTATGGTATATTGCCAGCAAATGTAAGATATGATAAAGAATTAAAACCGATGGAAAAAATATTATTTACTGAAATTTCATCACTTACAAGTAAAGAAGGGTATTGTTACGCCAAAAATTCGTATTTTGCCGATTTATATGATGTGCATAAAAATACAGTAGGAAATTGGATAAATAATCTTGTAAAAAGGGGTTATTTAAAATCAGTAATTATTTATGAAAAAGGAACTAAAAATATACAGGAAAGAAGATTATATATTACTACCCCTACAAGTGAAAAAGTTGATACCCCTGTCAATGAAAAAAATGATACCTATCAACGAAAAGATTTAGAGGGTATCAACGAAAAAATTGATACCCCTATCAACGAAAAGATTGAGGATAATAATACAAGTATTAATAATACAAGTTTATTATTAAATAATAATAATAATAATAATATATATGTGAAAAATGAATTTTCACGAGCGTGTGAAGAAATAAAAAGCAAATGGATAAAAATTGCTCATGAATATAAATTGTCAGGCACACAACTAAAAATAACTGAAAAGCGAAAGAGAGTTATTAATAATTTGCTAAAGGAATATTCGGCAGAAGAAGTATTGCAAGCAATGGAGAAAGTGCATACTTCCAGTTTTCTTCAGGGAAATAACAAAACAGGTTGGCAAATATCATTTGACTGGTTTATTAATAAATCGAATTTCTTAAAAGTTCTCGAAGGAAATTATGATGACAAAACAAGCTCGGAAATAAAAAACAATAATATTTCTGCTAATCAAAAATTTGGAACCGGCACTAAAACCGAAAGACCAAAAGTAACAGCAGAAGGGCTCAGAAAATATTTTGGAGGTGCAAACTAATGACTATGGAAGAATTTAACGAAGGATTCGGAAAGCTGCTTGACTATTATCCTAACACACGAGTAACGGAAGGGCTAGTAAATATTTATTTTATGGGATTAGCTGAACTTAGCATTGAGCAATTTAACTATGCAATAGGCAGAATAGTAAAGGAATATGAAGGTGATTTTATGCCAAAAGTAACAGTAATTTTAAAATATGCTAAAGATTCAGATTTGGAACAGCAAGTATTTTATGCAAAAAAATTCGATACATAAAAACGGAAGCAAAGGCATGGTGTGCTTTGAGGATAAGGGAGTACATGCAGTAGTTGATTATGCCGGCTGGAACAGACTATGCACGATGAAAGATGATGAATTTGACAGTTTTCTGAAATGGGAATTTGACGGAATATACAAAGGATTCTGCGAACGCCCTTATGAAACTTCTGACTATTACAGGGGTACAAGCCAATTATTCGGACAAATAAAACCTAGAATGATAGGCTACAAGGAAGCCAAGATTGGCAATACAGAAAATATGAATTTCATAAGGCTTGAGTATAAAAATATTACAGCACAGATTGAAAATAAAGTCGATTTGTCGGAAATAAAAAATAAAATGCTGATAGGAGGATAAAAAAAATGTGGAAATGCAAGAAATGTGGATGCGATCGTTTTTATCAGGACATAACAGGTGGAATTTCTGAGGTTTTAGAAATGGATAAAGATGGAGAAGTGCTTGATGAAATCGACGATGTGGAATATGGCGATTTTTCGTGTGCAAAATGCGATAATTCAAGCTCAAAAATACAAGAAATTGCTTATTGGGATGAGATAAATGGAAAAAATAAAACTTATTTGTCTAAGGATAAATAACGATGAATTGATTACAACTGATAAAGATGAATGGCTTAAATTTATAAAAAGGCATCGCGGGAAAGTAAGCAGTATAGAGCAATTTAATTGGAAAATTCCTGGAAACAAATTGCAAAAGGCTTTGGAATATTCGTTTGATGAATTATATAAATTTAAGCAAAAAGAGAACAGGAGGGAAACAGATTGATAAAACTAGAGTTATCTGTAATACCGCCGTCTGTAAATTCCTTATGGATAAATAAACCAAGCGGAAGATACAAGTCTAAAAGGGGTAAAATCTTTGAAAATTTAGCCTGTGGTGAGCTTAAAAAGCAATTTAGGTGTAAAAAACCCTTGGCTAATAGTTTGAAAGTCAGTATGAGGCTTTATTTCAAGGATAAAAGAAAAAGAGATATAGATAATTACAATAAAGCGATCCTGGATTCAATGACTAAAATTATTTATGAAGATGATTCACAAATTGAAGAACTAAATGTTAAGAAGCGGGTTGGTTGCGGATTTGATAAAGTAGAAATAGAAGTGGAGGAATTAGAAAATGAATGAAATAGCATATCTTGTATCATTTAAGTCTATGGATAAATTTAATAACATAGATTCTGGACATTGTGCAGCTGTTCTAGAAAAAGGAAATTATACAGAAGGCGAATTAGTGGATTTTTTTATCGAAAGTGTAAGAACAAATTTTAATTTAGAAAAAGAACGAGAAATAATAATAACAAACATAATTAATTTAACAAAAATAAGAAGGGAACTGGAGGAATAATGGAAGCGTTAAAAAAGTTTGATATAGAGGAATTACTGAAAAGACAGGCAATGCTGGATAAAAAATTTGATGAAAAGAAAACTGTTAATGTTAGAACAATCAAAGGTATTCAGGTTGCATTGATAACAGAAATCGGGGAATTGTCTCAAGAACTTAAAAGCAAATGGAATTACTGGAAAAACAGCACTGGGAAATTTAATAAATTAAAGGTGTTAGAAGAACTATCAGATGTATTGCATTTTTATCTTAGCTATATAAACGCAAAGGATGAAGAGACAAAAGGCAAAGTAATACCATTTTTAGATGAACTTTTAGTTGAGTATAACAAAAAGGATTTATCAGCAAGAAGTTTGGAAGATACATTGCTTGTGTTATCAGATTTTAAAATATTGACTGAAAACAAGGTTTTAGGTAGTGTTTTGGCTGTTTCAGATCATGCAGGAGCAACTGAAGAAGAATTTTTACAAGTTCATCACGAAAAATGGCTTAAAAATATGAGGGAGAGAACAAAAGAAAGTTATTAACTTATGTATACACAAGTTTGAGTGTATAAGAAAAAAATAGGAGGGATATTAATGAATGAATTGATAAAAATTGAGATAAATGAAAATAATGAACAAGTTGTAAGTGGTAGAGAATTGCATAAATTTCTAGAAGTGAAAACTAGATACAACGACTGGATAAATAAAAGAGTTAAGGAGTACGGATTCATCGAAAACATTGACTTTGTAGCTATTACTCAAAAAAAAGTAACAGCTCAAGGGAATACAAGCGAGTATACGGATCATCTTTTGAAAATAAATATGGCAAAAGAATTGGCTATGATTGAGAACAACGAAAAAGGGAAGGTAATAAGAAAATATTTTATTGAATGTGAGAATATGTGGAACAGTCCTGAAATGATTTTGATGAAAGCAAGTCGAATACAAAATAGAATGATTGAGAACTATAAAAAAGAAATTCAAGGTATAAAAATTGAATTAACTTATCAAAAAGAAATTATAGCTGGAGTTACAGAAAATATAGATGTTTATCAAAAACAAAAGATACTAAATAGAGTCGTAAAGCACAAAGGAAGTAATTTCAGCAACAGATGGAATGAATTGTATACAGTTTTTAGAGAAACGTACGGTATAGACTTGAAAGCTAGGTGAAAAGGTTACGATTTAAAACAAATTAAGAGTGGAGATAAATGTAAAAGCATATTAGATTATGCGGTGAAATTTGGGCATTTAGATAATTTGTATAATATAGCTTTGAAATTGTATGAAACTGATATGGATGAAATTATCCATAATATTAGGATTGGATTAAATTAAGAGAAGATAGGACAATGGCAACTGAATAATAACTGTGATTTGTAATATTTTACTTTACAATGTCAAAAAAAACGCTAAATTTTTGTTGCACTTTTGCTACTTTTAAGATATAATTTAGTTGTCAAATGAGAACTAGAGGAGGTAGCGATATGGAAAAAATAATAAATGTTGCTCAATATATTTTTAATGAATATAAAAGAGTGACAGGAGAAATTATTGATGAAATGAAATTACAGAAGTTGCTGTATTTTTCCCAAAGGGAAACGATTGCTATTTTAAATGAACCTCTTTTTAATGAGACGTTTGAAGGCTGGAAGTATGGACCTGTATCAAGAGAGGTACGAACTTCTTACACAACAGATGGAATAAACTATGAAACAGAAGACATAAAAAGTGAAAGTAAATACATAATAAACAATGTAATTCAAGAATACGGAGCATTAGCATCGTGGAAGTTAAGTGCATTAACACATAAGGAAATTTCTTGGCTCAATTCTCGAAAAGGGCTTAAAAAAGAAGAAAACGGAAGGATTAAAATTCAAACTGAAGATATAAGAGAAGACGCAAAGAAAGTAAGACCTTATGACTATGTGTGGGATATGTACTATGATGAATTTGACGACTATGAAGCGGTGGTTTGATGGTAGGAAAAATAGTCAGATGTTTAACTCAATATTACGATACAAGATTACATAGAAATTCAATAAAATCAAGACCTGCTTTAGTATTAAGAAGTCCTCAAAATGATGATTATGTAGTTCTTCCTATCTCAACTATTCCAAACAGAATAAATGTAAATCCAGTATATGATATAGAAATAGATCCGTCAAAATTTCCTAAAATAAACTTGACTAAATTATCGTATATTAGGACACATAGAATGGTTTCAATACCAATACAACAGATAGATACAAGTGTTATAATAGGAGATTTGAAATCAGATTACGAAGAACTATTTTTAGAAATAGCAGAAAAAGTAGAGCAGTTTCATAATGAAGTCATGGAAGGGTTGTTAGGATAGCAATTAAAAATATTTAAAATCACAGTTATTAATTTAGCTGTGATTTTTTTATGGAGGAAAAATGGATGAAAATGTATTGGAAAGAATAAAAGCAAGGCTTTTAAGCGGAATAAAAGTAAATGATAGCGATTTCAACTTTATGAAGTTAAATGCTAATTTATTTAAGAATATTAAATTTATTAAGAAAAGGAAGGCTAAGAGAAAATGGCAGACACCCAAATCTTAGATGGCGAAATAATAATAACGTTGCCTGTAGAAAAGGTTTATCCAGGAATAAAAGAGAAATTAGAGGAATACTTAAATCGTTTTCCAATCAAGGTTATTCCAGTAAAAAAGTTATCACAAGCACAAAATGGTTTGATACACGTTTTATTAAAGCAGTTTGGAGACGAGATTGGATACACCTTGATAGAGATTAAGGAACTGATGAAAGAGCAGTTTGCAATATCCACAGACAGATTAGACTTTTCAACAGCAAAATGTGATATGGAAACGGCAAATGAATTTATTTCTTTTATCATAGAGCAGGCATTGGAACTTGGAATAAATTTATATATTCTAGGCAGGCACGATAAAAGGTATAGACATATATTGGAAATTGACAACATAACTCAAAGATATGTGATCGCCTGCTTGAGAAAAAGAGTTTGCTGTATCTGTGGAAAAGAGCATAATGAGTACAACACAATAGAACTACATCACTGGAATTCGGTAGCAAGTATAGGTGGATACGAAAACTGTGATGGATTAAAAACACCGTTTATGAGCTTATGTGCCAAGCATCATCAGGAATTCCACGCAACAGGCAAGGAAACGTTTAAGAATAAATACTATATTGAGGGGGTGTGGTTAAACACGGAACTTGTAAAGGAATTGAAGAAAATATATAAAGGGCATTTTAAAGGATTCAAGGAGGAATGAAAAAATGACACAAAAAGAAAGACGTAACTATGAAGATATATTTTTAGAAATTTGGGATAACAATTTATTGGGAAAAATTTTATTGATGGATATGTGTCAATTGTTAAAATTGCAGGAAACAAAGAAATTAAAAGGTGGATTCACATCATTTTATTACAAAACTGCAAACGGTAGAACATTTGTAATTGAAAGTGATGAATTTCGTGGAACTTTAGAAATTTACGAAGAAAAATAAAGTTCGGTCACAGAAAGTCGTTTTGGCTGGAAAAACCGCTCAAAATGTAGTATTTATAAGGAAAAATGACAGTCGTGAAAAGTCATTTTCATTAGAGAAAGGTTAGGAAGAATAAATGGCAGAAAAAACAATATTAGACGGAATAATTTTTAAAATAGACAACGGTTACCCGTTGTTGCAAACTGAATATCAAACACTTCTTGAAGAATTACCTATTTTAAAAAAAGAAAAAAGTGTTGGGAACTGGTATAACGGAAGAATAGATTATAGGAACGTTGAAAAAGAATACTATGTGGTAGGAAATTTAGAAAAAGGTTATTTTTGGTTTTATCACGCTAAAAGTGAATGGGTTGTAGATGGATATTTTGATATTAAAAGAGTTAAAAGAAAATCCGAACAAGTCACAGAAACAAGAGTTTGGTATGAATAAAAAAAGAAAGGGAATTGAAATGAAAAAATTATTATTAGGAATTGCAATTTTAGGATTATTAGGAAGTTGTGCAAGATGGGAAGACAGTCAAAAAGATTGGAAAAGCGATACAAGTGGATTAAAAAGAACTGTAAGGATTTATACTCTAGACGGGAAACTCTTAAAAGAATATAAAGGAACGATAAGGGTAAGAGATTCAGATGAGAGCGGTAGAATATCGTTAAATTTAATAAGCGAAAACAATCGCAGAGTTACAATTGATAATGCAATCGTGATAACAGAGGAGGAATAAATGGAAATAATAATGAGAATGATAAGTGGACTAATTACATTAACGGCTGTATTAGTACTAGTAAGATACATCTACGGATTAGTTCTTGTATTCAAAAACAAGTCAAAAACATTTAAATTTAGTATAAGCAATATAATAGCATTTTTGATTGCTATGATTGTAAATCTGCTTGCGATTTACGGATTGGTTTGGATTATAAAGTTTTTTGCGATTAGAGTGTAAAAAGGTTGCAAATATTGATAAAATAAGGTATAATTAGGAGGTAAAATTGAACACAAAAAAAGAACTCAAAGAAATTGAAGAATTTTTAAAAAGTAACAAAGTTGGAAATATTGTTATTGAGAGAAAACCGAATGGAACAATAACGATACAGAAAACAGAAACGTCGCAATATAAAAAAGAGTATGCGAATAATAAGGCAACCTAAATTGTGGATGTTTCAAGACAATTGAATAAGTTATAAATATTTGAGTACATGAATATTAAGATGACCGTATTTATAAATTTGAGGAACTAAAAAGCCTTGATTTTATATATACGGTCTTTTTTTGTCTAAAAATCAAAGAAAGGGATAGCAGATGTTGATTGTATTATTGATTGCAAGTTTTGTTATTAATATAGCTGTAATATTAATACTATTTCAAATTATTTGTTATGGAACAAAAAAATACATAAAAGAAAGAATTGAAAGAGATTTGAAATTGCTGGATAAGTTGCAAGAGATAGGAAAAGATATAGACAGCGAAACAGATAGATTAAAGATAATGATATACGATAAGTATCTTGATAGATGCAAAGAGGGGATGAGGAAGCAGAGAGAAGAAGATAAGGGATTGAGAGATAAGCTAGTGGAAGTAGAGAATAAATGCTCAAAATAATGAGTATATCAAGTAAATATTTAAATAGAAACAAAGAAAAAAATAAAATTTTGATTAAAAAGGTACTTCTGAGAGGTCAAAAAAGAGCGAGCGCGGTCGAAGCCCCAGAAAAAATATGGGTACAATGTTTTTGAAACTTTAGTTCCGTACCAGAAAGGCGGTGTTTATGGTAGTTAAGGAAGGTCAAATTGTAAGAGCAATGGATTTAGCAAAAATGCTTGGCGTGTCAGATAGGCATATTAGGGATTTGGCTAATGAAAATGTTGTAAAAAAAACGGCACAAGGAAAATATCTGCTTTTAGAAAGTGTACGTGGGTATATTGAGTATTTAAAATCTAGGAATGATGCTGATATTAGTTTAAAAGATGAAAAAATTAAGGAAGAAACTAAAAGGATTATTAAAGATACCGAGATTAAAGAACTCAAAATTAAAGAATTGAAAAATCAATTACATTCAGCTGATGTTATTGAAAAAGTAATGACAGATAGCCTTATAAATATGAAAGGTAAATTGCTTTCCTTATCTAACAAATTAGCACCGCAAATAATAGCGTTGGATAATTTGGGAGAGATTCAAGATGTTATCCAAGATGGTATATTTGAAGCGTTGGAAGAACTTAGCGAATATAATCCAGAAATGTTTAGAAGTAAAAACTTTGTTGATGACGATGAAGAAGAGGAAATGGAGGTTAAAAATGAAAAAAGAAAGCGTGGCAGACCTAAAAAGAGCCAATGATTTATTTAAAAAGATTTTTTCAGTACTGAAACCTCCGCCTAAACTTACAATTGATACTTGGGCTGACAAATATAGGATTTTATCGACTAAGACTTCTAGTGAGCCAGGACGATGGAATACTGATAGAGTGCCGTTTCAAAGAGAGGTAATGAGAGCAATATCGGATAAAAGGACTGAAAAGGTTGTGATGATGTATGGAGCTCAATTGTCTAAAACTGAAATACTTATGAATACGTTTGGGTTTTATGCTGATTATGATCCTGCTCCAATTATGTTCTTAATGCCTACAAAAGATATGGCTCAAGATTTTTCAAGTACCAGGCTTAATGATATGATTTTGAGCACTCCACAGCTTAGAAACAAGATAATTGAGAGCGATAATTCGAGAGATACTAAAAGACAAAAAGAATTTGCTGGGGGTTATATAGTTTTGACCGGGAGTAATTCTGCGGCAGAATTGTCAAGTAGACCAATTAGGATTTTATTAGCTGATGAAATTGATAGATTTCCGTCTAATGTAAAAGGCGAAGGTGACCCACTTAACTTGGCAATTGAAAGGACTAAAACATTTTGGAATAAAAAAATTGTGCTTACAAGTACACCAACCATTAAAGGTGGAAGTAGAGTAGAACTGGAATACGAGAACAGCACAAAAGAAGAGTATTATGTGCCTTGTCCAAAATGTGGAGAAATGCAAACATTAAAGTGGAGAAATATCATGTTCGAAGATGTGACACACAAATATGAGAAATGTTTGGAAACTTCCAGTGAGTACGAATGGAAAAGAAATCTTATAAAAGGAGAGTGGAGAGCACATAATAGTGAAGTTGACAGATTTCAAGTAAGAGGATTTCATATTTCAGAGCTTTATAGTCCGTTCTCTAAATGGAGCAGCATTATTAATAAATTTAGAGCAGCAAAAGGCGATGAACAATTGATGAAAGTATTTGTCAATACGGCTCTTGGGGAATGCTGGGAAGAAAAGGTTGAAAGATTTAACTTCGAGGAAATACAGGCAAGAGCTGAAGACTATGGGGAATACTTAAATCATGAAGATGGAACTTATGAGGAAGTAGAAATTCCTGACAAAGTCAATGTGCTTACGGCTGGTGTCGATGTTCAGGATAATAGGCTTGAGGTTGAAATCGTTGGATGGGCGAAAGGTGAAGAAAGCTGGGGGATTTATTATAAGGTGATTATGGGAAATCCTGCTTTACCTTATGTTTGGAACGAGTTAGATCAGGTTCTAATGAAAGATTATTCTTATCAGAATGGAGAAAAAATAAGAGTTGCTTGTGCTTGTGTTGATACAGGGGGACATCATACTGATGACGTTTACAGGTATGTAAAGGCAAGAGAACAACTAAATATATTCGGTATAAAAGGAAGTGGAGAAGCTGGAAGACCTCTTATTTCACGACCTAGCAAAAATAATAAAGGAGGAATTTCCTTGTTTGTCTTGGGAGTTAATACTGGGAAAGATACGATAATGAGTAATCTTAAAGTAAAAGAACCAGGAGCTAAATATATGCACTATCCAAATAATCCTAAGCGTGGATATGATGAAGTTTATTTCAAGGGACTTACTTCTGAAATAAAGGTTGTCACATTTAGCAAGGGGCAAGCTAAAATTGAGTGGAAAACAGTAGGAGATAAAAGGAATGAACCGCTCGACATTCGGAATTATGCACAGGCTGCATTGAGAATTGCTAATCCAGATTTGAATATTAGATATTCAACTGATTTATTAAACGGATTAAGAACACAGAGAATTAGTAAAAGAAGAAAAATATTGTCGAAAGGAATTAAATAAATGGGAAAATCAAATTATTCAAGGGAATATATTTTGGAAATGATAGTTGAATATGGTAAAGCTGAACGAGCAGTTTTAACAGGAAAAAGCTACAAAATTGGGACAAGAGAACTTACTCGAATGGGAATAGATGAAATAAGAAAAGGAAGAGCTTATTGGGAAAATGAATTACAAAAATTAAATAGTATTGGAAAAAGAAGAGTTAGAAGAGGAGTTCCTAGAAATCTTTAAGGTTAGAAAAGGAGGTGTGCTATGAATTTTATTGACAATTTAGTGGCAGTATTTAATCCACAAAAAGGAGTAGAAAGGTTTAAAGCAAGAAGAAAACTGGAAATTTTAAATACTGGATATTCTAATCACGGAGCTTCAACTACTAAAAAAGCAATGATAGGTTGGCAAAGTACTGCGGGCGGTGTAAAAAAAGATATTTATAAAAATCGCAAAAAATTGATTGAACGTTCAAGAGATTTGTATATGGGAACTTCTGTTGCAACAGGAGCGTTAAAAACTATTAATACAAATGTTGTGGGAAGTGGATTGAAACTAAAAGCAGCTATTGATAATGAAACAATAGGAATAAGTGATGATGAAGCTGCCAAGATAGAAGAATTGATTGAAAAAGAATTTGAACTTTGGTCGAAAGATAAGATTGATAATTTAGGAACTATGAATTTTTATCAAGTTCAAGAACTTGTGTTTTTGACAGTGCTACTAAATGGAGAGTGCTTTATAAAATTAAACTATTTCGAAACACCTAAAAATCCGTATAGTTTGAAGTTGGAAATTTTAGAGCCCGATAGAATTTATACTCCTAACAATATGCTTTCGGATAAAAGTGTAGTTGAAGGAGTAAAAATAGATAAAAACGGTAGGGTTGAAGGTTGTTATGTTTCATCTGAACATCCATTGGACGCAACTGGTGCAGTAACAGAAAAATTTATTAAAGTTTATGGAAGCGAGAATCAAAAAAACATAATCCATCTTCTTTTCACCGAAAGACCTGAACAAGTAAGGGGAATTCCAATATTATCACCAGTTATCGAAAATTTAAAACAGCTTGGAAATTATACTGAAGCAGAATTAATGGCTGCTGTTATAAGTGGATTGTATGCAATTTTTATTGAAAGTGAAGCTGATAGTCCAAGTGGAGCTGATGTTGGAGAACTTGAAGCTGTTGAAAATGATTTTCTGGTAGATTCAGAAGATGAAACTACTATAGAACTTGCACCAGGAATGATTGCTTCGCTTAATCCAGGAGAAAAAGCAAAAGCTAGTAATCCAGGAAGACCGAATGCGCAATTTGACCCATTTGTAACGAGTATTTTAAGACAAATAGGAAGTGCTTTAGAAGTTCCGTACGAGCTTTTGATTAAGCATTTTACGGCAAGTTATTCGGCAAGCCGTGCAGCGCTTTTGGAAGCGTGGAAAATGTTTAGAAAGAGACGAGAGTGGTTTTCCGAGAATTTCGCTCAACCAATTTACGAAGAATGGTTAAACGAAGCGTATTTGTTAGGGAGAGTAGAACTTAAAAATTATGGAACAGATATTCTTATAGATAAAGCCTGGTGTGGTTCACAATGGAACGGACCTTCACAAGGGCAAATTGACCCATTGAAAGAGGCTAATGCTGCTGTCATAAGAATTAATAATGGATTATCGACTAGAACTAGAGAAACAGCGGAGCTTAATGGTGGGGATTTTGAACAAAATGTAAGAATTTTAGCAAAAGAAAATAAATTATTAAAAGAGAAAGGAGTGGCAATAAATGCTGAAACAACTAAAATTTTGGAATCTAGTGAAGAATGATGAAGAAAAAACGGCAGAACTTATACTTTACGGGAGTATAGGAAGTGATGAGTATTGGGATGATATATCCGATAAGGTATTTAAACAAGATATAGAAAACCTTGGAGATGTGGAAAATATTACTTTACATATAAATAGTCCGGGCGGAAGTGTATTTAGTGCTGTAGCAATAGCGAATACTCTTAAAAATCACAAAGCTAAAGTGACGGCAAATATTGATGGTTTGGCAGCGAGTGCTGCAACTATTATAACAAGTGCTTGTGATACTGTAAGAATGCCTAAAAACGCTTTATTTATGATTCACAATCCGATTACTTTTGTTTATGGGAATAATCAAGAAATGCAAAAAACTGTTGAAATGCTTGATAAGGTTAAAAACAGCATTATTGAAACATATTTAAATAAAACAAAAACAGACAAGGAAACTTTATCTGAACTAATGGATAACGAAACTTGGATGGACGCAGAAACAGCTAAGGAATATGGATTTGTTGATGAAATCGTGGATGAAGAAGTGGGAAAAGAATTTGTAGAAAATAAATTAATTATAAATAACATGGCTTTTGATATTTCAAAATTTAAAAATTTTAGAAAAGTAAAAGGTGTAGTTATTAATAATAAAAAAAATACTAAGGAGGTAAAAATGACTTTAGAGGAATTAAAAAAACAATTTCCTGATTTGTATGATTATGTATTAAATGAGGGGAAAAAAATTGGAAAAGAGGAAGAAAGAGAAAGGTTAAAAGCTATTGATGATATAGGAGTTAATAATTATTCTGAGTTAATAGAAAATGCTAAATATGTTAATCCTATGTCAGCTAGTGAGTTGGCTATTAATATTTTGAAAAAGCAAAAAGAAGAAAAAGCTCAAAAGTTGCAAAATATTAAAAAAGAAAGTCAAGATAATTTTATACCACCAGCTGCAAATGATGGGACAACGCCTGGTAAAAAAGAAGAAAAACAGTTTATGGGAATTGATATTATGAATATTTTTTCTAGAATGAATAAAAAAACAGAGGAGGGAAAATAAATGGATTTTGTAGCAAAAGGTAATGAATATGCCAGTGAACAATTTTTGAGCGGTACAGGACACAGATATATGGAGTTTGAAGTGCCACAAGGTAAAAGTGTAAAAAGAGGTGATGCTGTAAATGTAACTGCTGAACTTTCGGACGGAACTGATTTATTTGGAATAGTTATGGAAAATGCTGACGGAACAACTGCGAAAACTAAAACAACTGTAGCTATTTCAGGAGAATTCATTTTTGAGGGATTAAATGTGAAAGCAGGTACACAAAAAGCAGATTTTACAAAAGCAGCTAGAGATAAAGGTATTGTAATAAAAGGATTAGGAGGTAAGGAATAATGCCAGCAGTAATAGAATTTATTGGGTTATATGACCAGAATGTGATTAGACCGAAATCATTTATAAAAGACAGTTATTTTAAAAATAGGAAAACATCAGAAAATCAAAAAATGGAAATAGAATTCCGAAAAGGAAAACAGCTTGTAGCTCCTTATGTATCTGAATTTATTCCAGGAACAGAAATGGTAAAAAATACTTATGAAAGCAAATTTTTTCAAGCTCCAAAAGTTGCACCAAAAAGAACTTTTTCAGCTTTTGAGTTGTTTTTTAACAAGACAGCAGGGGAAACAATTTATGGCGGGAAAAGCCCTGAGGAAAGAAAAGCAGACTTACTTGCAGAATCTTTTGCGGAATTTGAGGAACAAATTACAAGAAGAGAAGAAATTATGTGTACTGAAGCATTGTTTAATGGTAAAGTGGTTGTAGAAGGCGAAGGAATAAAAGGAGAAATCGATTTTGGAACAGTTGAAGAAATTACACCAGCTGTTTTGTGGACACAACCTAACGCTGATATAATCGGAGATTTACAGGCAGCTATAACAAAAATTGGGAAAGTTACAGGATTAAGACCCGAAATGATATTAATGGATCCTGTGGCGGCAAAATTATTTGTAGATAATGAAAAAATTCAGAAGTTGTTGGATGTAAAAAATTATAATGTAGGAAAAGTAGATCCAAGAGAAACAGCAGCAGGAGCCGTTTATATTGGAACAATAGCACCTTTTGGGTTGCCAATTTATTCTTATCAATCTCAATACTCTGTATTAAATGCTGATGGAAAAACTTATAGTGATAAGGATTTAATTCCTGAAGGGAAAGTTCTATTAGCACCAAGCAACAATAAAATTATGTACGGACCAGCGGCAGATGTGAAACAAGGAATAATTGTGGCAGAACGTTCAGTATTTACCGATGAAGATTCAAAGTCTAACACAGTGGAAATCAGAACAGAATCAAGACCACTTCCTGTGGTTTATGATATTGAAGCTATAAAAATATTGAAAGTTAAATAGGAGGTAATGATGAAATTTAGAACATTAAAGCCTATGATTTATGGTGGAGTTAGCTATGAAGTAGATGCTGAAGTAGATATACAAGAAAAATCAGTAATAAAAAGTTGCCTTGAAAGAGGGCTTATTGCCGAAATAAACGGTAAAAATGAAAAGTCTGAAGAATCAATTGAAATAGAAAATACTGAAGAAATAGACAAAAAAGATACAAAAAATAAGAAAAAATAGGTAAAAAACATGAATTTTAAAGATATTTTAGAAAATGATATACAAAATACATTTTTAAATTCAGAAGAGTTTGGGGAAACACATAATTTGAATGGGACTGATGTTATTTGTGTGACAGATGAGGACAGTTTTCAAGAAAAGGAAATTAGTGGAAAATTAACAATAGAAAGTGGATTTTACAAGGAAGGGATTACGGTGTTTATTGACAAAAAATATTTGAAGTATAAGCCTGAAGGAAATATGAGGATAGATTTTGATGATAAAGAATGGATAGTTGCAAACTGTAAAGAGAACTTTGGTATGTATGAACTCGATTTGTATAGATACACGGATTATTAGGAGTTGATTTAGATGTTTACAATTCAATTTGATGAAACTTTATTAAGTAATATAGAACAGAAGTTTGAGGAATTTCCAGAAGAAGCGCATCGAGGATTTGCACTTGCCATAAATAGAGTTTCAAACATGGCTAAAACTCGAATGATAAGGAATGCGACAAAAACATACACAGTAAAATATGGCGAATTATTGAAAAATTTAACTGTCAGAAAGGCTTTTCCACATCAATTGATAGGGCAAATTCATTCACGGGGAAACTATTTAGGATTAGATAATTTTCAATTAAATCCGAGTACTAGGCAAGGGCGAACATCTGTTACAGCAGCTGTGAAATCAGGAAGTGCATTTTCTTTAAATGATAATACATTTATAGCTTATAGAGATGGGAGATGGGCATTTGGGAGCATTTGAAAGAACAGGAAGCGGAAGGTTGCCAATTCAAAGAAAATATGGACCTTCTGCTCCACAAATGTTGGGACCTACGAATTCTTTGCCTGATTTGGAAGAATTTATAAATAAAAAAACTGAAGAAAGATTTTTTCATGAGCTTTCTAGAATTTTATTAGGAATAGGTGGAAGAAAGAAAATATGAGTATTAAAGCAATTGAAAAAAGTTTGTATGATTTTTTGTGTGAGGAATTTAAGGAAGCTGAATCTCAAATACAAATATTTCGTGGAGCATTGCCTATCAGGAGATATAGTGAGATTGATAAAAATAGTGGACAAAGAAAGCCACTTTTTCCTTGCGTGACTTTGAGATTATTAAATTCCAGACAAATTACGGAAGGAATGGACAGTTATGATTGCGATGCTACTTTTGAAATAATCGTTGGTACTAAAAATGAGGATTATATTGACAATCTTTATAGATGTGAGGAAATTAGAAAAAAACTTTTAGGTAAAGTTTATGACGAAAACGGCTGGGCGATACGGGAAGATAAAGAATTTAAGTATGAGTTATATTGTGACGAGTTTGGAGATTTTATATTTTCAAGAATTACATTTACAGTTTGGGATTATCCTATCGAGCCTGAAATTTTGAAGGAGGAATAATGGAAGATAAAAAGCAATATATTTATTTGGGAGATACACTTGAATTTAAAGATATTAGATTTACAAAAGGCGTTATTTATTACAGTAATGAAGTAATTGAAGCAAAATTTGAGAAATATCCGCTTTTGAAAAGAACTTTGGTGGATGTTAATCAAGCTAGTGAAGCATTGCAAAATGAAAAATTGCTTGAAACAGTAACACAGCAAATTAAAGACCAAATAAGAGAGGAGGCTGAATAATGGGGTATAAACACGGAACTTATCAAACTGAGACATCGAGTGACATATCGCTACCGATAGTGCTTGATTATGGGCATTTTATTGTAGGGACTGCACTGATGAACAAAGTAAAAAGAGAAAACAGAAGAGTGAATGAGATTGTAAGATTAGGAACTTATAAAGAAGCTATTCAGTATTTTGGAGATACTTACGACTTGGATTTTTCAATTTCACAAGCGATAAAAGTATTTTTCGAGTTGTATAAAGTAGCACCGCTTTATGTTGTGAATATCTTGGATCTTGAAAAGCACAAAACAGATAAAAAGACTCAAAATGATTTGAGTTTAACAAATGGTAAAGTTGTTATTCCAAATCACAAATTGATAACAGATACATTAGTAGTTAAAGAAAATGCAACATCACAAGTGCTGTAACGATGTGGACAGATGAAGGACTTGAAATATATGCTAAACCGTCAAATGGGACTAAAATTGATATTGAATATGAAGAAATCGACTTATCAAAAGTAACGAAAGCACAGGCTTTAGGCGGATATGATATTTCGACGATGAAAAGAACAGGGCTAGAGCTATTAGATGAAGTTTATTTGAAATATTCGGAATTACCAGCTTTCATTGATATTCCTGATTTTTCAAGCGATAGTGAAGTTGCTGCTATTATGCAAACAAAAGCTAAAAACATAAATGGAAATATGTTTGAAGCAATTGCATTGATTAATGCACCACTAGACAAGCCTTATGACCAAATTCCAAAATGGAAAGATGATAATAACATTAACGGAAATGACCAAATCGTATTATATGGAACATTGGGACTGGCTGGTAAAAAATATATTCAGTCTATTCAGTATGCTGCTTTGTCGTTATCAGTAGATAATGAAAATGGTGGGGTTCCATCACAAACTCCGTCTAATTTTTCGTATAAATGTGACAGTTTGTATTGGAAAAATTCGAGTGGAAATCTTGAAGAAATAATCTTAGATAAAGAGCAACAAGCTAATTTATTAAATAAAAATGGAGTGGTAACTGCTATTAATTTTAAAGGTTGGCGTTGCTGGGGGTCTGAAACAGCACTTAATCCAATGGCAACAGATCCGAAAGACAAATTTATATACACTCGTAGAATGTTTAAGTATATAGGGAACGAGCTGGTTACAAGCTATTTTGATAAAGTGGACAAGAAATTCTCTAAAAAATTAGCCGAAACAGTAACAAAATCAATGAATATTAGATTAAATGCTATTGTAGCTAGAAATGATTTGCTAAGTGCAAGTGCTGCTTTATCGGCTGAAGATAATGACACAATTAATGTTATAAACGGGGATATAACTTGGGTTATTAAATTGGGAGTAATTCCTGGTATGAAATCGGCAACATTTAAGAAAAAATATGATGCAGACGCATTAACTGAGTTTGCAAACAGTTTAGGAAAATAGGAGGATAAAGAATGGCTAAAAAGAAACTGCCTTTAGGAATCGTTGACGCTGACCTTTATGTCAATGGTTCAAACGCATTAGAAGGAGTTGGAGTAGTAGAACTTCCAAACGTAGAATCAGCAACAATAACAACTGAACAATTTGGTATGGCTGATGAATTTGAAGCTCCATTAATTGGGCATTACAAAAAAATGTCAGCAAAAGTAAAAATGGATAGTATGAACGAAACATTATTAAATTTTAATAATAATGACTCAATCACACTAGAGTGCTTGGGAGCTTTGCAACAGTTAGATAGAATGACGCACTCACCAAAAATAACTGGTGCAGATGCAACATTAAAGGGATTTATCACAAAATTTGATGGTCCAAAAGTTGAAAATGGTAAAAAATTTGAAGGTCCGTTTGATTTGAGTATAACTTATTACAAATTAATGATAAATGGTAAAACAATCATTGAAATTGATGTATTGAATGGAATTTCAAATGTAAATGGAAGTTTTAACAATATCATAAGACAATTATTAGGACATATTTAGGAGGATTAGAATGATTATAAAATTAACAAAAGAATATGAATTAGGAAGTAAAAAATATAAAGAAATAGATTTAAAACTGGATAATTTAACAGGAGCAGATTTATTAGAATGTGGAAAAGATTATAAGTCAAGAATGAAATCCAACGCTGAAAACTTTAAAGATTTTGATGACGCTTGGGCTTTGACTGTAGCTGAAAGGGCATCAGGAATTAAATATGGACATTTAATGACTTTAGGTGCTGAAGACTTTTTGAAAGTGATAAATCAAACTAAGAGTTTTTTAGTAAAAGGTTGGGGAACGGACGAAGACAAGGACGAGAAAGCTCCAACGGAAGCATAACAGATGACTTTTTAGATTTGATTACAGATTTATTGAGCGGACTTAACTATTTTAAAATGAATATCAGTTATGAAACGCTTATGAAATGCACATTTGATGAGCTGGATTACTGGATAGCAAGGGCTAATAAATTGATTGAGGAAGAAAAGATAAGACAAGAAGAAAGTGAATAAAAAATGGGGATTAGTCATCCCCGCCAATGAAAATTGATAAAAATTTAAACAGAACTACAATAAGAGCTATAACTGTAATTACAGGACTTATGGTAAACATAAATGATAGAAATATAAATAAGAAAAATAATGACGGAATAGATACAACTAGACCAAATAATATTATCAAAATTATTTCTAGCGGAGTATATTTTTTATCTGATTTATTAATTTTCATAAAAATCACCTCTTTAATATATTATACCATATTTGAGAGAAAAGGAGGAAAATTGTGGCAAAAAATTTGGAGCTGAACATAGTTCTGGGTGCGGCAGTAGCTAGTGCTATTAACGGAATGAGCCAAGTTGCAAATGCTTTGAAAAACACGACAAAATCTGTCAAAGAATTTGAAAAACAAATCAAAAGTATGGAGAAAGCACAAAAAGCATTTCAAAATATGGACAAAGCTCGTGAAGGATTAAATAAAATTAATTCGGAGTATAAAAAAGCTGCTGAACATTTGCAAAAATTGAAAACCGAATACGAAAGAACTGGAAGCAGTAATAAACAACTGGCTAAGGAAATAGAACAGGCTGAAAAAAATGTCGGAAAATTGAATAAGCAAAAAGAACGACAGCAACATGTATTTGAAGCTGCTAGAAGTAAGATAGAAGCAGAAGGCGCCAGTTTGTCTAATTATAGAAGCAAGGTTCAGGAAGTTGAAAAAGAAATTGAAAAAATGAACAAACTGAAAGAAGCTCAAAAAAGATATGACGCTAGGCAAGAAACTGTTGGTAAAATGAAAGACTTTGGGGATAAGCAAATAGCACAAGGTATGGGAGTGGCAGGAGCTTTGGCTGTTCCTGTCAAATTAGCAGTTGATCTAGAAAATGCTCAAGCAGACTTAAAAAAAGTTGCTGATTTTAGTTCTAAAAAAATGGAAGATGGATTTTACAAAGCAATGAGAAACTTTAGTGAAAACAGTCCGCTATCTCAAGTAGAATTATTTCAAATTGCAGGAGCAGGAGCTCAAGCAGGAATAAAAACAGACGAATTGGAAAGATATACTAAAGATGCGGCTAAGATTAAAGTTGCTTTTGATATGAATATCGAAGCGGCTGGGAACTTTTTAGCAAAAACTAGAGCGCAACTTAATTTAGACCAAAATGGAGTAATGGAATATGCTAACGTAATCAACTATTTGGCGAACAACGTAGCGGCAACAGCTCCAGAAATTGCTGATATTTCAAGCAGAGTTGCTGGATTAGGTGGAATGGCTGGTATTTCTAAAGAAGGAGTTGCAGCATTAGGAGCAAGTTTAGTATCGGTTGGAGTACCTTCAGAAGTTGCGGCAACTGGATTGAAAAATATCTCATTAGGATTAATGGCTGGAACATCAGCAACTAAAAAACAAGCGGCAGCTTTTAAATCCTTAGGATTAGATGTAGAAGATGTGGCAAAAAGAATGACAAAAGATGGAAAAGGTACATTAATTGATGTTTTCCAAAGAATAAAGAAACTTCCAAAGGATGTACAGGCGGCGACACTTAAAAATTTATTTGGTAAAGAATCTATTCAATCTGCATCGGAATTGGCAAAACATATAGATGAAGTTAGTAAAAATATGAAAAATGCACACGATAAATCTAAAACTAATGGTAGTGTTGATGCGGAATACAATCAAAGGTTAAAGACAATGGGAAACGCCTTTTCAACTTTAAAAAATAGAGTTGTAAATATGGGAGTAGATTTAGGTTCGGCATTAGGACCAAGTTTAGTTCAAGTTGCAAATTCTATTGGTCCACTTATTACTAAATTTTCTCAGTTAATACAAAAACATCCACAATTAACTACAAATATTCTAAAAGCTGTAGCTGGTTTTGCGGCATTTAAAATAGGGATTGGTGGATTAGCGAAAGGATTTGCACCTGTATATAGTGGCATATCAAAAGGAATTTCGATATTTGATAAATTTAAAGCAGCAGGAAGTTTTACAGAAGGATTTAAAACGGCATTTCCAACAATATCTAAAATTGGTAGCGGTTTAAAGAAATTAGGACAATCTGGTTTAAAAGTAGGAAAAGTACTTGGAAAAGGATTAGTGAAAGGAGTGCAAACAACAGGAAAAGTTGCAAAAATAGCAGGTAGCGGAATAGTCAAAGGTGCTAAATTTGTTGGAAGCGGTGCTATAAAAGGTGCAAAAGCAATTGGTTCAGGAGCAAAGGCTGTTGGTGGAATGGCAGTTCAAGGAGCAGCTAAAGGAATGCAACTCTTGGCAACTGGGGCACAGAAGGCTATGGGAGCAGTTAGAGCAGTAGGCAATTTCATAAAACAAGTTTGGCAAGGCATTAAGCCAGTTGTAATGGCTGTTATTTCAGGTATCGCAGCTTATATAAGAGTATACGTTGCTATTTGGAAAGCTATATTTAAAGGAATAGGCGTTGTATTTAAAGCTATTTGGAACGGAATAAAAGTAGTTGTAAAAGTTGTAATGGCTGGAATATCAGCTTATATTAGAACATATGTAAATGTTTGGAAAACAATTTTTAAAGTAATTGGTACAGTTGCCAAAGCTGTATGGAATGCTATCAAATCAACAGCATTAGCATTATGGAATGCTCTAAAAAGTGGAATAACAGCAGTAGGTTCATTTTTTAAATCAACTTGGGAAGGAATAAAAGGAGCTGCAATTGGAGTATGGAACGCTATTAAGTCTGCTTTTGATGCTGTAGCAAGTGCGCTTAAAGGAGCAATTGATGGGGTTGTGAATTATTTTAAAGGTAAATGGGAAAGTTTAAAAAGCATGGTTTCTAGTGGACTTGGAGCAGTTGGAGGACTTTTAGGATTTGGGAAAAATGCAGCAGGAACTAACTACTGGAGCGGAGGACTTACAACAGTAGCAGAACGTGGAGCAGAATTGATTCAAATACCTGGCAAACCAGCATTTTTAGCAGAATACGAAATGTTATTGAATTTACCTCGTGGTACTCAAATATTGAATAATCGTGAAACTAGAAATAGTTTTAGAGATAAAATTAGTGGACTAAAAGAGCGAATGTCAGGGCTTAGAAGTAATGAAGGTTCAAGTGGCGGAGATGTTATCAATATTAGCATAACAGTGAATGGGAATGCTGATACAAGTGCAATTGAGAAAGCGGTAATGAGAGCATTGGCGAAAGCTAAAAATAAAAAAGAAAGGACGGCATTTGCATAATGGCGAAAGTAAAAGTGTATAAAACAGTTTCGGGCGACACTTGGGACTTGATAGCGTATAAGGTTTATGGAAGCGAAGGCTATTTTCATGATCTTATAAGAAGTAATTTGGCTTTAATTGACATCGCCGTCTTTGACGCAAATGTTCCAATTATCATTCCCGAAATTGCCGAAGAAAGTAATAATGATACAAGTTTGCCGCCGTGGAAGAGAGGTGAATAGGAATGGCTTTTGCCAGAAGTATTAGGGTTATAGTTATATTTAATAAAGTTGATATTTCTGATGAGATAGCACATTCTATTTCATCTCTTAACTACACAGACAATTCCAAAAATGCTATAGATGATTTGGAAATAGAACTAGAAAACTTAGATTATAGATGGCTTAAAGAGTGGTATCCTGACGAGAACGCTCAACTACTTGTTGGGGGATTCACGAAGAGCTGGAAAACGAAACTAATTTTTTGGATTTGGGAACTTTTTATGTGGACGAGCCGACTTTTGAAGATCAGAAACTTACTTTAAAATGTTTGGCTTTACCGCTTGACCAAAACATTCGGGATCAGAAAAATAGTGTTGCTTGGGAAAATGTAACATTAAAGGAATTAGTAATGCAAATTGCTAATAAACATGAAATGAATGCAGAGCTTTATGCAGAGAATGTGTTTTTTGAGAGATTAGACCAGAATCAGGAAACGGATTTAGCCTTTATTAATCGAGTTGTAAAAGAGATTGGCTTGAATATGAAAGTATCTGATGATAAGATTATTATTTTTGATGACGAGGAAATGGAAAAGAATGATGCTATTGAAGTTTTCAACATCAAAGATTATCGAATTAGAAGTTTTAGTTTAAAAAAGAAAAATAAAGAGATTTACGATAAAGTTGAAGTTTCCTACTATGATCCCGATAAGAAAAAGGTTGTTAAGGAAATTATCACAAAAGAGGAACTTGATAAGCGTAATCAAGTTACAACTGAAGAAAAAGAATCTAAAAGTAAAGACAGTAAGAAAACTGATAAGAAAAGTCAGAAAAAGGTTAGCAAAAAGCCAGTCAAAAAGGTTAAATCCAAGAAAAAATAAGAGGATAAAATGAAGAAAAGAAAATCAATTAAAGAATCAAAAGAAAAATTGCAAAAGAAAGCCGAAAGTAAGAAGAAAAGAACTAAAAAAGAAAAAACATTAAAGGTAAAAACTAAAGGAAAAACAGAACCAAAAAAAGTTGCAAAAAAAACCTTGAAAGACAATCTTAAACAAGAGTATCAAATAACTTTAAATGTTGATGGAAGTACTAAATATTTGGCTGGAGCAATAATTGAGCTTGATGAAAGCTGGAGAAAATTTGAAGGTAAATATGTAATTGACAAAGTAACACACGAGATAAGCGGTGATTATACTTGTGAAATCACAGCAATGAAACTTGGAGTAAGAGAAAATGCAGAGAAAAAAGCGATAGCTCAAACTAAAGAAGAGCAAAAGAAAAAAGAAGCTGAAAAACAAGCTAAAAAGGCTAACAATAAAAAAGGTGGAAGCGGTAAAAGAACAGGTAAGAAAAGTACTAAGAAGCCAAGAAAAAGAGTAAGAGATAAGAAAAATACTAAAAAAACTAGTAAAAAGAAATAGAGTTTTGTAGGACAATGACAACTAAATATAATAACTGTGATAATATGTTGACAAATTTCAAGAGGTGCAATATAATAGTTCTGTAGAGAACGGAAAGGAGGATATAAGGTAATGAACATAATCGAAAAAATTCATCTACTTGCCAGTATCTGTACAATTTTACAATTTGTATATATGATATACAAAGAGTATAAAGACGGAAATGACAAGAAGAAATAACCAACAACGAGGCTATGGTTGCCAAACCCTCTAGCCTTTTCTCTACACTTTAATAAAAAAAATAGAAAGAGGTAGCTATTATGTATGAAAAAATACAACTGGTATTATCAATAACGATAATAATTTTATTCTGCACTTTCTGGACTATAAAATTTATAAAATGGAAAAAAAACAAAAAAAAATAAGCCCAACAACGAGGGCTTGAACATAATCGAATTTTATCTGATTATATTATAGCATATTTTGGAAAAAAGTCAATATAAAAATAGAAATCACAGTTATTAATTTAGCTGTGATTTTTTTGTTACAAAAAAAGTGATAAGGCAGGTGGTTAAATTGATTGAAACATTAAAAGCAGGAGAAGTAAGTGCAATAGATTCAAAAACTGGAAAAGTAAGAGTTCTATTAAAAGGCGATGACGATAAGACAACAGACTGGCTTAATGTATTAGTTCCTTACTCTGAAAGTCACAGCGATAATTATACACTCAGTCTAGGTCAAACTGTTTATTGTTTATTTTTTTCAGAAATGCCTGAGCAAGGAGTAGTACTTGGCTGTCCTATGCGAGGTGCTTCTAGCAGTGAAAGTGAAGTGAAAAGGACTTTTTCTGATGGGGGTAGTTGGAGCTATGATAAAAATACATTGACTTTGAATATTAAAAAAATCGTGATTAATGGAGATTTAGAAGTAAGCGGAACTACAAAAACTGGTGGAAGCATTAATCTTAATACACATAAACACGATGGAGTTACTACTGGTGGAGATATGAGTGGAGGTCCGCAATGATAGGAAGTCTTGGAGATGTAGTATTTGAAGTATCTGATAAAAAGATATTCTCAATTAACAATGCGATAAATAGAACATATAAATCCAAAATATCTGAACATACTGCAATATATGGTCCTGGTATGCTAAGGCATCAGGGGAGAGAACTAACAGAAGTAACTTTTGGAATTACATTAATTTCTTCATTAATACATGAAACAACGCCCTCGGAAGAGCTTGACAAAATAAAAACTATGTGGGAGTTCGGAGAATATGGTTATTTAACGCTCGGAGGTCAAACGTTTGGAGCTTTCCCGTTTTTGGTGACAAATATAAATGAAAAAAACTCTTATTTCAATAGAGAAACTTCTGAATTTGATTATATAAATCTGGAATTAACTTTAAAAGAGTATATAGATAATCCTAAAAAATATAATCAGATAATAGAACAGTTAAAAGTTCAAAAAAAAGAGCAGGAGAAACTTACGGAAACGGAAGCTGTGAATGTTGAAGCTGAACAGAAAACAAAATTACAGGAATTTGCAGAAAAAGTGAAAAGCAAAGTGGACAGTACACTCGAAAAAGTGGATAAAGCTATTCAAATTGCTGAAAATAAGAAAAAGGAAATATTAGAACAGCTTGAAAAAATCAAAAAAGACGCAAAAATTGATGAATTGATGGATTTGGTGAGGGCTGGAACAATTGCAGCAGACAAGGTTAATGAGATGATTGACTATGCTAAAAACTTTTCTGAAACAGATAGGCAGATTTTGATAAATTTTTTAAGAAATCAGATTGGAGGTAAATAATGATATATGTTTCATCTAACGAAGAAATAAATTACGCTCCAAAAAATTATGTTGAGGAAGTAGTAACAAATGTTGGAATGCTTTTAAGAGTTTGTAAGGAAGAACAGCCACTTAACCGTGATTTCAGTTTTGACAGCGATTTAATAGATAAGAATATAAATGTTGTAAAAAACAGGATAACCGCACAGTTGCTTGAAATGTTTAGAAAATACGAGCCGAGAGCAATTTTGAGAGCTACAGAGATAAAAATGGTGGATAAGTTTAATAATGATTTTGACATTGAATTAGGAATCGAGGTGATAAATATTGAGTGATATATTGAATGATGAATACGAGATTATAGATGCGGATTCTTGGGAGCTTAAAAGAGATATGATTAATAAATTCCAAGAATTGAGCGGAAGAAAATTGACAGAAGCAAGTCCGGAAACACTTATTTTTGAAACAGTTGCTTATATGATTGGATTGAGAGAAGAAAAATATAATGATGAAATGAAACAGAATTATTTAAGGTTTGCAAGAGATGAACGGCTGGATCTTAAAGGAGAGTTTTATGGAAACAGAGGTAAAAGACTTGTAGAACAGCCAGCTGTAGCAACATTTAGATTTTATATTACTGATATTCAAGCAACGGACATAATAATTCCAAAAGATTCGAGGATTCAATACAATGAGTTGTATTTCTCAACAGACGAGCAATATAAAATAGAAAAAGGTGATTTATATGTAGATGGAATTGCGACTTGCAATACTTCAGGAACTGTTGGGAATGATATTCCAGTCGGACAAATTAACACAATGGTCGACATTTTCCCACATTATGACAAAGTCGAGAACATTACGGCATCAAATAATGGTGCTGAAATAGAGCAAGATGACAATTATAGAGCTAGAATTAGAGAAATCCCTGAATCGTTTACAACAGCTGGAAGTAAAGGAGCTTATGAATTTTGGGCTAAGTCGACAAGTACGAATATTGTTGATGTTGTAGCGTATAGTCCAAGTGCAACAAATGTGGATATTTATGTTTTAACTGATTCTCTAACACTTACTAATGAACTCAAAAAGAGAATCGAAGAAATGTTGAATACTGACAATATAAGACCTCTTACGGATAATGTGACAGTAAAACAGGCGATAAAAACATCGTATACTATTGATTTTGATTACTATATTGATAAGTCTAATGAAACGCTTGTAAATGTTATTAGAAATAATGTTGAAAAAGCTGTAAAAGATTTTAAAAATTGGCAACAAAATAAAATGGGGAGAGACATTAATCCAGATGAGCTTATAAAATTACTAAAATTAGCTGGAGTAAAAAGAGTTGTATTAAGAAGTCCAACATTTAGAGTTTTAGATTTTAATGAAATAGCAGAGAATACAAGTGTTACAAGTAATTACCTAGGAGTTGAAAATATATGATAACTATTGATAATCTGAACTTAACAGATATAGCAGCTAAGTCAACTTTGAATGATAAAACAACACTTTGGATTTATGAATCTATAAATTTCGCTATCAAAAAGAAGCATGATGCGATTAAAAGAAAATTTTTCTTGGAGTTATCAGAGCTAAATGATGTAGAATTAGATTTTTTGATGTGGGAATATCATGTGGACTATATTGATTCAAATATCACAAGAGAAACTAAAATAAGACTGATAAAAAGATCTGTTTTTTCACATTTTAACAAAGGGACTGTCGGCGGAATTAAAGAAATTTGTGAAATCTTATTTAGTGGGAATGTTGAAATAATAGAGTGGTTCAAATATGGAGGTAATGCGGGATATTTTAAAGTAAATACGGATGGGAATTTATCGGATTATGAAGGCTACAAGAAAATAATCGAAGTTGTAGAGCAGTATAAAAATATTCGTTCTTGGCTCGAAGGAATAAGACTTTTAAGAAAAGAAAAAAAGACAAACTTTTATGGTTTTATCGAAAAAAATAAAAAGAAATATTACTTAGGTTCGACTGATATAAATATTCCAAATGAGATTATAACGACAAATTTTGGAACGGTACACAGAACAAGAGTATTAAGAGAAATAAGATAGGAGGTAAATTATGGCAAAATTTAACGGATTTATTTTAACAGAAAAAGGTAGAGAGCTATTAGCAAAAGGATTATCAGGAGAAACAATAACATTTACCAAAATGGCGATAGGAGATGGAACATCATTAACTTCTGAAAGAGAAAGGACAGCATTAGTCAATCAAATCACAACATTGCCAATCTTGAATATAAATGTAAAAAGAAATGGAACTTGTGAAATTAATGCTTTATTGACAAATAAATCAGTAACGACAGGGTTTTATATCAAAGAATTGGGAATATTTGCACATGGAAATGATAACGTTGAAATACTCTATGCTTACAATATTTCGACTAGTCCAGATTTTGTGCCGCCTTTTTCAGCTAACAATGTCGTAGAAATTGAATATGTAGATACGATTATTGTAGATCAAGTGGCAAATGTGACGGCTGTTATTGATCCTAGCATCACGTATATTACTAAAAAATATGCGGATGAAAATTATTTAGTTAGTTCGAGATTGGCTGAAATATTAGGATTACAATTTGGTGGGAATATTCAGGACATTGGAAGCAAAACGAAAGGTAAATTTTATTATGATAGTGTAACAAAATATTACTACGAATGTATAGAAGACAACAGTCTAACTTACAACGATAACGGAAAATTTAGAGCTATTTCTAATAAGCCGATTTCGGACAAATTAGAAAATTTGTTTGAAATTGAAACAAAAACTATAACTATTCCAAATGGTACTATAAAATTTACAAAAACAGGAAAGGTTGTTAACGCTTTTGTTCATCTTCAAAACTATAAAACACTAATGTCTTATAATGATAACGATTTAATATCTAGTTATCCTCCAAATTTTTCTCCTAATCCAAATTATTTTAACAATGAATTTGCAATTATAAGTTCGGAGAAAAACAACATTAATGGTAATACTCGTTTGATTTTAAGAAAAGACGGCGTTGTAATTTGGGGAACTTCGGCAAGACAATACTATGAGCTTAAAGGTTCTGCGGTCTATTGTATCTAAAAAACCAGCATTCAGCATTCATATTTTTAAATTTTGTGCAAATTTATAAGTTAGCACAGAATAAAAATCATAAAAAAATAAAGAAAAGGAGTGATAAAAAATGACAGTAATTTACATTTATTTAATCGCAACAATGGAGTGTATAGCAAAGCCAGTTATAACCGGGATTGATAAATTTAAGGAAAATCCAAACTTGTTTTATCCAGATTGGGACAAAGAAACTATGAAGTTCTCAACATCTTTACTTTCAAATCCAGTTTTGGACAAAAAAACTGGAGAACTTAGAGAAATGACTGAAGTCGAAAAAATAAAATCCGGGAAAACAGTTTTAAGCGATGGAAGTTATTTGGATGAGGAAAATGAAACAATTGTGACTATCGCAAAACCGAACGAGTGGAGCGTTTGGGATAAAAATAGCAATACCTGGAAAGTTGATAATGATTTGTTGAATGCAAAATTAAAAGAATTAAGAGAAAAAGCATTAAAAGACTTAGCAGAAGCAAAATCAAGCTTTTTGAACCAGCCACTTGAAATTGAAAAAGATAGTAAAAAATACACATTTGAGAACAACGAAAGAAATAGAAACAGCTTATCTCTTAAAATATCTTTGATGTGGACTTTAGAACAAGACAAGATTGAAAAAGTAAAAGTCTTAAATGATAAAAAAATGGTTGAATTTATTGAGTTGAATAGAACTGAATTAAAAGATTTGGCTACAAAAATACAAGATATAATTGAAATTGCAGATGTCGCGGAACAAATGGTAGTAGTAGGAATCAGTAGATACACTATTGATCAGATGTTAGAGCTTGATGTAAGTGATTTTTTTCTAATTTTGAAAAGGAGTGATTTAAATGAATATAGAAAAACTTATATGTACAGAAATTGAATTAGACGATAAAAAATATAAAGTTGTTGGAGTAAAATTTGAAAAAGATAACATAATATTAAATGTCGAAGAAGTAAAGGAAGTGATGTAGATGGACAGATTTGAGAAAATATTTGATTATTTACTAAAAGTTGAGGGTGGATATTCAAACGACAAAAATGATAGAGGAGGGAAAACAAAATATGGAATTATAGAATCAGAAGCTAGAAAATATGGGTACAAAGGTAATATGAGAGATATGCCGCTTGAGATTGCTCGTGAAATTTACAACAAAAAATATTATCACAAAAATGGACTCGATACTTTAAAGTCTGACAAGATAGCTTTATCAATTTGTGATTTTATAGTAAACGCTGGAAATTGGGGAGCTAAAAAAGCACAAGCTGCACTTAATGAACTGGGATTTGATTTGAGAGTGGACGGAATTTTAGGAGAAAAAAGTTTAGCAGCATTGAATGAAG